ACCTCCTTGTGGAAACACTTGCATGTTTTCTAAAGTTTCTACTCCATTAGAATATTTTTTAAAATCTACTTGACCTGCTAATTTTGGTGTCAGCTCTCCTGCTGTAAAATTTGTTTGAAATGGATGTACCCTAGCCATTACGAGAACTTACGGAAATCTGTGAAGGTATCTGATATAATATCATCTATAAACCCTTCTGTAGAATCAATACTTCTTGCTTCTGTAAGTTTAAGTTTATAAATCTTTTCCATTTGTGTTTGTAATGCTGTACTATTTGTAACAGGATAAGCTAATTCTGCCGATAGTTTTGCAGTTAGTGTATCAACAAATATAGCATCAAATAAAGTTGTATCTGTTATTTTAGCAATATATAAAATATTTGCTGTGCCTTCATCTGTTAATAATACCCTACCTTCACCTGCTAAGTTTTCTATTTTAAATTTAAAGTCATCAAACTCCATTTTTAAGACTCGTAAACAAAATGGATCTGTAGGTAAAATAAATTGATTTGCAAATTCAAATGCAGGAGTCGTTGCTGATTTAGCAAGAGAAGCTCGTGTTATAGAAAAATTAAACGCATGAGATCTTAATAGACTATCTCTCGCAGGTTCATATAATGCATTACAAAGTCTAGCTCTTTCCGTATCATCTGATAAAGATGTTATTGGACTATCACCTAATCTTCTTAATGCATTGGAACAAATTGATACTTCAGTTGCCATAATGCCCTTAATATAGCAAAAAGGGTGCTATGTTTCAAGCACCCTTTAAGTTTAGTCTACTACATATGTTACAACCATTGTAATATCACCTGCAGCTTGTGTTGCTGCAACTGTTTCAATGGTTAGTGCTATTCTTAATGGAACTTTAGGATCTGAACTTAATCCTGCATCTTCCCATATAAAATTAGCAACTGCATTAACATTTCTTGCTTCAAATGCACACTCAACACCTGCTGTATTTGCAGCTTGTAAAGTGGTTATTGCACTTGCATAAGCATCTCTATCAATAACTGCTTCTGCAGCATAAGCTGTTGCAGAACCATCTGTATCTGTAAACTTAGTACCACCTGCATAAATACCAACATCTGTTGCCATTGCAGGAGATCCATTAGAATCTAGATCATCATTGTAGAGCATAATACTCGTTACTTTTGCATTAGAAGGTAATTCTGCCATAACAACAATATCATTGTCATCTAAATCACCAGTAGCACAAGCAACTGTATCAGCAAAGACTCTCATCTTTCCTTTTACATTTCCTGCTTCTAATGCAACAAATGGTGTAGCATCAAGAGCAGTAATTTCTATACTTTTTTTAGTACCCATGATTTACCTCCTATTCTGTACAAGCGATTTCTACCATTTTCTCATCTTCAATACGAGTCGCACCGATAGACATAGATAGAAATACTTGTGTAGCATAGTTCTTGTCTGCTCTTTCAGATATTTTTGTTTGAATATCTGCTCCTACAGCAAGACCTATAGCTGATTGACAAAAACCAAGTACTTGACGATTTGGAGTCGCATCAAGACCTAGTCGTTCTGTTCTAATGAAATTAAAACCTAAAAATGTATCAACATCACCTTGAACCAATGCTTTTACAGAATTAAAATCTGCTGAAGTAACAGATGTAATTCCTAGTAAATCTGCAAGTTGCCCTGCTGTTACAAGCATAAATCTCGGCTCATCTGGATCTGTGTCATTTTTATCCAAAATTTCTTTAGCTGCTAATAGTTTAGCTAGTGTTAATCCTGCACTACCATGAGCTACTTTTTGTGCTGAAGGTAATGCAATAGAATCACCACCAGATACTCCACCAAGTGCAGTACCAGTAGCTGCTGCAATAATTGCGTCATCCATTGCTCTACCCATTGCCCACGCACCTGCCATAGCATATTCAGATTGTGGTGAGATTAACATTCTTACTTTATCTTCCTGGTCAATTAAGTCTGCCCAGTCGTAATCTTCAAGAGTTACTTTTCTCCTAGAATGAGGGGTATCCATTCTTGGTGTGTCAGAATGTCTTGAAGTTCTTTTTTCGGCTGCTGAAGATCCAATTCTTTCAAAAAAATGCGATTTCCCTGTAACTGTTTCAGTTCTAACTGCATCTCTTAGTCTTGAACCCTTTTGCTGAGCCAAATGAAAAACATTACTTTTGTACTGTTCTACAAAAGCTGTTGTAATTTGAACACTCATCAAATTCTCCTAATTAAATTAATATTATTGTTTATGCAGTTTTTATCCAAAAATGGGAAACCTCATTTAAAGTCTGTTAGACTAATCTATTACTTATCCTTTGCAGGGGTGTTAGATTACAATAACCTTAACATAGAAAATTTTATTTGCCAAATACTTTTTCATGTAATTGTCGCATATGTTCAACAGCTTGTAAATGTTCTCTATGCTTACCATTATGGTACGGGTGTTCTCCATCATCCATAATATCAGTAATTTCTTGTTGAGCATCTAACGGAGATGTGGCTAAATTATTATTTTGCGTATTTTGTGCCATATCTTCTGTTACTTCTTTACCAAGTCTTGCAAACATTTTAACAACAGCAGGTATATTTCCTGCTTCTCCATTCATAAGTTCTGTTATTTCTGGATCACCATATACTTGCAAAGCTCGTCTTGCATTACGAACATTTATATCATACTCATGACCCCATTCTTTTTTTAATGATTCTTCAGTATGTTGTTTTTGTACTGCAATATCTGTTTGATATCGTTGTGCTTGTGCATCAATGTTCTTTACTTGAAAATCAATAAGTTGTTTTACTTGCTCATTATTTAATCCAATGTTATGTGCAACATTTTTAAACTGATTAATTTGATCTTCTCCAATATATTCTGTATGAGTTTCTGGAACAGCAACTTCATACTTATCTGCTGTTTCTGGTCTACCTAATTTATTATAAACCTCCATATGTTCTTCTGGAGTCTTAGGTATAGGAATACGATTTCCCATTTGTTTTTGTTGATGTACTACTGTTTTTGCTAATGACTCTACATCTTTAAAATTTTTTAATGTAGGATCGTTTCTTAAATCTTCTGATAGTGTTGATTTCCAATCTTGATTATCACTTTCAGAAGGTCCTAATACAGTTTCTTGTGCCACAGGTTGTGGTGCAACTTCTGGTGTAGGATTAACTTCCGTTGTGGTCTGTTCTTCCATCTTGTTTTTTCTCCTTTATTAAGTTGTTAATACGAAGTATAACACTTCGCTGTCCTTCCTTATAAGCTGTTTCATAAGGATCTTTACCATAAGATATTCTATGGTAATACGCAGATTCAAGATCTGCTAATACTTCTTGCCCTTCATTTGTAGCAAAAGTAATTCTATAAAAATTTTCTAAATCTTTTAATTCCATATTTATCCTAACAATGACTCTGCTTTTGTTCCTTTAACAGCTTTTTTTCTTTCTTTAGTGTACATTCTACCTACTGGTGAAGCTGTTTGTGCTTTTTTTACCATTTTAACAGAAGGGAAATTTTTTAATTTAAAAAAGTTACCCATTATTCAATAAACCCTTCTTCTCTCGCTCTATCTTCTGCTTTTTCAAAACCCTCTTGTGTTTCTGGATTACCCATTTCTTTCATAGCTTGACTTTGTGTCAATGCCATTTCTGCTTGTTGTTGTTGCATTTGCATTTGTTGTTGCATCTGTTGTTGCTGTGCCCTTTGTTGTCTTATCTCTCCAACTTCATCAACACCTCGCATAATTGTTTTTGGTACTCCTAATAATTTACTTCTCATTCTTACTGCTTCATCATGGTTTATATTATCCATAATTGTAGGATCTATTTGTCCGACTTGCATAGCGAGTTGATACAATCTATCTATAGCAACCGATTCTTCCATTCTTTGTGATCGTGCTAATGGTCCTACATATTCTACATCTACTTTTCTTCCTTCAATAATTTCTGGTGCAGGTAAAAATGCATTGCTTCTTAACATAATACCAAACACTCTTTCTATTAACGGATTTAAAAATTCACTTTGGAATCTACCTAATGTTGGTCCAAGTAATCTTTGCATTAATTCATATCGTACTTGAACTTCTGTAGCTGTCATTTGTGGACCTTGTTGTAATTGCAACTGATCTGAATAGTATGCTTGTCGTATTGCAGTTCTTAATTGGTTTTCTTTCATATCTGTTACTTGCCAATTAGATGCAACTTGTAATGGTTTGACTGCACCATCACTTCTTACAACAGTTAATCCACCTGGTGTTACTCTTACTCTACCAATTACTCCATCATCTGTTACAAGTAATGGTGGATCTATAGCTTTTGCCCATGCTTTTAATCCTATTTCTACTGCTTTGTTTAATGTTTTAATATCTGGCAATGCATTGTAACTTGGACTTCTTCCAAAAACCTCTCCTGTTGCTTTTGCCCATCTTGGTACTAAGTATGGAAATTCATTATATCCTCCATCTCTAACAACCATTTGATCTTCTTCACAAACATGACATGAATGAAAAGGTAATTTTGTTTTTCTTTTTTCTCCTGTACCTCTTTCGTAATCTTCTGTAGGTTCTACTGCATGAATAAATACAAATTCTTTATCGGGTTTTTTGTCTACAGCTTCTAATAACTTTTCTCCTAAATTATCTTTACCAAATTCTTGTATAGCTTGTCGTGCTGTTAATTTATATCGTCTGTATAAAGTATCTACCTTACCATTAATACTTTCTCTTATATAAAATTCAGAAATATGTAAGGTATTAAAATGTATAGCATCTACATCAAACCCTTTTTTTGCTTCTTCTACAAATATTGCTCCTGTTCCTATAGAACATAAATCAAGATATAACTCATGCACTTCTGTATTAAAATTGGTTTCATTAAACAAGTCATACATTTTTTGTGCAGAATCTTCTAACCATAA